CTAACCAAGCTCCAAAAATAACGATAGGTTGCATAATCCCAACTATTGCGGGAAGATACCTATTCCAGTCAATACCTTTCATCAACTCTTCAAAACTGTTCTCATTCTTTTTTTTTGCCATGATCCGTTAACCATTCCCCAAGCACGAACTGTGCTTAATAATTGAGTTACTGATCATACCCTATACCCCGTTAAGATGCACGTAATGAATCCATTATTATCACTCTGGAGTGCCTGAACTTTAACCGTTGAATTTGGCGGTATCATGAATTCAAACATTTTGGGTTGAGTACCTAGATTATCTGCAGTCACTATTGTTTTTTCAACAAATAAGGCCACAGCATCAACATTGATCGTATAGGATATAAATTCTGTCGCACTGATCCCTGACCAGTCCACACCTAAAGTTATTCTGGTTAAGTAAAATGCGGAGGGGTTCGTATAATCCAGAAGTGTGACACCTGATGCACTGAGAGCTTTAGATCCACTCCAGCCATAGATGTTCCCACCTTTAGCTCTGGAGACTGATTTAGAAGCAGCTAGGGTCATTTATCCATAGATTCTGCCGACAAAAGAAGTAGAAGCCCAACGGTCCGCTTCGTTAGCGTCGTCAACCATAATGACTTTGAGAGTCGAATATGGTGGAAGTAATAATTCCCAACGCTCGGATCCGGGTTGACTTTCTTTGCCTGTATCCGTTTTTAATATTCCCAGTTTAATACCATTTAGATAAACTTCTGTGGCGGATGAAGCCCCTACGCTTGGGGTGTCATCATCTACAGGTCCATTAACCTGAAGGATTCCCACGATCATCTGTTTACCTGTGCTAAATTCAAGAAACGTTTTAGCCGCAGTAGTGGCCGCTATTTCGCCACTGTAAGCATAACACCATTCTCCAATATAGGAAAGGGTCGGCCCTATAGTACTGAACTGTGCGTTAGTCCCTAATCTCGCTTTAGCCATGCAAGGCTTACTCGAAATAAAGAGTTACAGATCCAGAAGATGCCGAAGCACTACCTGCAGAAGCAAACTGAATTGCTATCTGTAGATCTATATTGTTAACTCCAGATATACCGAAGGCGACTGGGATAGACTGGAAACCTACACAGGCTCCAGCGTCTGCAGTATCTCCAGCAACTCCCATAATGGTAAAGTTCTGCTCACTCATATTACTTCCTAGGAGTCTGCATACAACTTGGTATCCAGCAGCATTTTTTGTATCAAAGGCACAATCCACTCTGGAGATCCTAGTGGAACCCTGTGGAACTTGGATATTACCCAAGTTGCTACTGTTCATATTGTCAGTCAAAGAAAAATATTCCTTGTCTGTTGGCGTGCTATCAAACGATCTCTGAATTGTTGTTACCATTTAGAGTTTAAAATACAGAGTATTTCCTCCTAATTTTAGTCTTGGAAACTGCTTTCGTGCAAAGGCTCCTAGCAGAGCAACGCCTCCAGCAGTCACTAATGTCTTTCTTCCACCTTCACTTGAAATCATACCAATTGCATTTCCAGCAAGGGTATTGAATGCTTTTCCTAATTCACCATCTGTGATGTCTTTGATCACACCTTCTCCCATTCCAGTGATAGCAGCTCCAGTGAATGGAGCGGTTGTAGTTGTTTCTCTTCCAGCGTTTAGATAAGCTGCTATTGCAAGTCCGCTAGCCATCCCTGTAATTGAAGGATGAATGTTTGTTTTTCTCATATAACTCCTTTTTGGATTGCCAGTGGATCTCTTCCTAACGTTTGTGTAGGCTCTACGTGCGGTTTTACGACGCTGGCCTTTTTTGGTTGATGATCTGGCACGAGAGGCACCATATGATTTCTTAGATATGAGCTTACCATTTCTAAAAAACATTGTTCGACCATTCTTTCCTTTCCTAGTGTAAAGCCCCACTGGCATATACTCACAGATGAGTAGGGGTTATAAATTGAGTAGCCCCAAATTGTTAAATAGTTAAAGCATCGTAACATAACAGATATGAGCTTAGACAAAGATAAGAAGTATAGCTTGGGCACACCATCCTTGATGCGTGGCCTTGAGAAAGGTCAGGAGTGCGAAGTAAAATTCCTCACTGAACCAAAGCCTGTGGAAACAGAGCACGGAAGTAAGTTTGACATTCAAGTTCAATTACTTTCTCATCCTCACGAGTCCTATTCCTCTCTTAAGAAGGAAGGACTGAAACTAACTTGGCGTACCAACTGTCACGTTGTGAGAAAGACTATCGTGGATCTCTTTGCACACGAAGCAGAGTTTCCAGACGCTAATGAGTTTGCTAAAGACTGGTACGAGCGCATCTGGACAATCTCTTGCAAAGAAGATGGCAATATTTGGATTGATGCATGAAGCGACGCTGTAATATCTGTCTACGTAATGTAGATCACTTGCGCACTAATAGGTATAATGAACACTTGACATTCTGTTATGACTGCCAAAAAGTTATCAAGAACCTGTAAGCTTTCTTGCCCTTGTTGTGGTTTTGTTTCAATCATTAAATGTAAAGCATGTGGACCCAAACTTTAGCTTTACAACCAAAATCCATTTAAGACAAGTGAAGGACTAGGGGAGGAGGTGGGGTAGACATGCCTATTAAAAGCGAGTTTGGTGCGCTGCTCTGCCTTCTAGGTGCTTTATTTCTGCAATCCCATGCCTATCTCCGCAACACTTTTGCCAATTGGCTGCTTTTTGGCTGCTTCAGTGATGATCGGTAGTAATTTGGCCCCTAGCATCTGTATATAGTACGGTTGGTTTTCTAATTCCTTGGTAATACTATGCATCAACGAAAGATTAGATCCCTGATCCGAGTTTTTCAATTCTTTAGCAGCGTGTCCCATTGCTCCAGTCCAAAACTTTTGAAAACTCTCTCTCGCTTGAGGGAGCATAAATTCCTCAAAATCAATTAACATCTGTTCTCGGATTTTTTTAGTGATAACATCCAGAGACATAAGCAAAGTTTCGTCTGATTCATCACTCTTCAACCAAGATTCTATTTTCTTCTGAGTTTTCAAAGGGATCCATAACGTGTAAATTGCAAAATATAGAAAGAATGAACCAATCCAGATCAAAAGGAATTGTTGATCTGTCATCAGAATAGTTTATCCTTGATATATTTTACTGATATTGAAAAACCTTTTTGTAGCATACATGATTGAATCCAGACCGGACCTAGTAACCAGTAACCTATTCCAAGATTCTTTTTTGCGTTCATTACACAATCAGCAAGTGCCTGTTTGAAAGCGGGACTATCTGGAAGTACTTCTTCTACTGCTTCCGTTATTGGATCTGTAAGTTCGTCTTTAATTTCTTTTACTATATCTTCAGCCGATGGAATATCAATATCTTTTATAAATTCTATAACATCGGTTAAAACATCTAAAGCCTCGTCAACGGAATGATACAAACTAGCAAGAACAACTGGCTGAGGAAGGTTTAGATCTATTGTAGGTATTGGTTCTGCTATTGCGATTAATTTAGATACTGCGTCTGCTCTCTTATCGATTTTAGAAAAAGCTAACCAAGCTCCAAAAATAACGATAGGTTGCATAATCCCAACT